CATCAACTTCGCTGGAACCCTTGTAGCCGATAAGGACAGGGGTGTCATCATCTGCGTAGTTGTCAACGTAGACGCGCATGCTGTTGTTCAGCGTACCGACGTACTTGTTGTTGGTTGGAGCATCGAAGGAACCTTCAGTAGTACGTGCGAAAGCAGATGCACGTGCTGATTCAAGAACCGTTAGGATAGTCGGAGATACGACTGCCCAGTTGCCCTTACCACGACGGGTACGGACGGCGATGCGGTTTGCTTCACGACCGATGAGTACTGCCAGAGCAGCAAATTCATCAACAACCGAAGTAGCCTGACCCGACACAGCGGACTGGTCGAAAGTGTTGGCAGCGGTTGGGGACGGTGGCAGAGCACGAAGGCTGCGCAGGATTTCTTGGTCAATTTCGACCGTGATGTCCTGTGCCACAGCGGCAAGCAGTTCTTCTTCTACGTCTACGCCGTACTGGTTCTGAGCGTCAGTCTGAGATTCGACAGTCCAACGAGCGGACAGACGACGAGACTTGGCTTCAACAACCTGCTTGAGCATTTCGAGCTTGACCGCGTTACCGGGAACACCTTCAAGCTGCGCAGTAAGCGCACCAGCAGGAGTACCAGCAACTTCGTTACCACTATAAGCGGCAGCAAGGTCACGAACGTGCAATGGAGCAAGCATTTCTTCGCCAGCGATAGTCTGTGCACCAGTTGAAGTAGTACCGTAGACATAACGCAAGGTCATGATCTGGGCTACTGGACCGGGCATAGGCTGTACACCGACGAGTTCGTTAGCAATAACGTTCGGCAGTACACGACGAATGATTGGAAGGATGACCTTGTTAAGGGTCGCGATGTTGCCGGTTGAAACGGCTGAAGCGGAAGCGTTTTCCATCAAGTACTTCTGACGGTTAACGAATTCCTTGCGCGTGTTTTCAAGTACGTATCCTAACTGCTTTGCCCTTTTTGGAGCAAGGCCGTCGCAGAGCGCTTCCTTGATGCGCAGCCACTTGGAAGTTCCCTTCTCTGTGATTACGTTTGCCATTATTCTATTCCTCTCCTGTGAGTGTTCGGAAATCTTGTACGAGTATTTAGATAGTTGTATTCAGTTACTCGTCTTCCACCCCGAAAAAATGGTTATTTTTAAAAATTTACGGGATGTTTAATCTTTCATTCCCGCTAGACGTTGGATTTCGACGATTTCGTCATCTTCTTCTGTAGCCACGTTTTCGGTCAGTTTTTGCCGACCACCTGTTTTCAGTTCGACGACGGCCTCTTCAATCTTACGACTGCGAGTGGTTGCCGTGCTCCTCTTCGCTTCATTAAGCATTTCGGGTAGAAACTTCCTGTAGGTAGCTGCTAGACGATCTGTTGCCGTTGCTTCGAGAATGTGCTTCATCTTCATGTGTGTTTGACCACTCAGAGGCTTCAGCATTTTGTTAATCGCTGTTGTCCGAACTACTGACTCTTCGATTTTCTTGGCCTTCCCTTCAGCAGATGCAGCACGCTGACGAGCTTCCTTGACCAGCTTCCATGACTTATCCTTGATGTTAGCAGTGGTTGCCTTAGCTTCCTTCAACTGACCAACGATATCACGGAATTCTTTGCTGCTGTCGAAAAATTGACGACGGAACGTTGTTGAGAAAGCCTCAAACATTTCACGACCGAAATCAGCCTGACGGGCAGCTTTAATATCTTCACGGAGTTCGTCCAAAGTACCTTGAACTTGAACGTTAACGATATTCTCAAGAACAGCAGCAGCCTTTTGACGGAATGCTTCTTTGTCAGATTCGAGTTCAGCCTTGGACTCCGTAATGGCGTTCAAGTATGCACGACGATTGACTTTCTCAGATTCGTGTAGTTCTTTAAGTTCCTTAGACAAAACGCCTTCGATAACCTTTTCTAACGCACCGAATCGCTGAGCGACGTAGGCGCGGGCTTGTTCCTTGACGGCAACAGTTTTCTCAGCGTAATCCTTCTTCATGCCATCGACTTCATCGATGCCTGCTTTGAAATCTGCTACTGCACCGGAAAGTTCCTGTTCAAGGAACTGCTCCAGAGCGGAATGGATTGCCTTCTTCTCCTGAGCGTAACGCTCAGACATTTCTGCACGAAGGGACTTCTCCTGTTCTACCTTGGCTTCATCAAGCACCTTGGTAAAAGTAGCAGTCAGTTTTTCCTTCGTGGAGTCGTCTAGGACATCCATACCCTCGAAAACAGTCTTGAGAGTGTTTTCTAGCTTCATTATGCTTTTCTCCACTTGTACTGGTCTCTAACGTCTGTTAGGAACCTAGTAATTTCTTGTTCAAAATATCGTTGGGCTGCGGGGTCCGACTTAACGAACTCCGACAGGTACACGGCTTCAACACCGTGATTATTGAGTTTTAGACTTTCGGCTAAACTCATTGCAGGATAGGCACTATGTGCACTCGGGTTGGCAACGATGTCTACGGTAACGATGTCAAAATCACTGACCCGTCCCGATCCATCAATATTGCCTGAACCTCGCGAACTAACACCTACTTGCAAGCCAGCTTCGATACAACCACCAACAATTAGTCCCAGACCAGCCTTTATAACCTTGATGGTTCCAACACCGTTTGCTCCGTCCTCATGCATCTCAGTGATAACATGTGAAATGCGGTCGAAGTTAATGTTCAAACCTTCAGGATGGTCACACTCACCAGCGACAGGCCCGTGGGCCTTTATCTTCTGGTCAATTTGTTGGACCGCCATCGAGATCACATCTTGTGGGTATACCCGTCCGTTGTGATTCTCGCGCTCACCTTCCAAGAAGACGCCCTTCAAATAGTAGAATCCACTATTATCAGTCGCAGCTTCCGTCACAAGAGACTTACCGTCTGTCATGATTACTTCGGAAAGATATTGCTTTTCGGACATTGTCTGTTTCCTTTAACTATTAGTCGCCTTTCTTCTTCTTCTTCAAGAAGTCCGGCTTGTCGTCGTCGTCGTCGTCGTCGTCGTCGTCGTCGTCGTCGTCATCATCGTCATCGTCATCGTCATCGTCGTCGTCGTCTTTCTTCATGAAAGCTGGCTTTTTGCCTTTGCCTTCCATGCGCATCGATGATTGGCCCATGCCTTCCATCTCTTCCTCTTCTTCATCGCCCATTGCTAGGTCGCCTTCGCCACCTACTGCTAGGTCGCCACCCATTTCTGGGTCTTCGAGGTCGAGGTCGAAGTCAAAGCCGCCCATGTCGTCGCCTTCGTCACCGAATTCGTCGCCCATGCCCATTTCGTCGCCCATGCCCATGTCGTCGCCTTCGTCACCGAATTCGTCGCCCATATCTGGCTCACCCATTTCGTCGTCCATGCCACCTTCGTCGCCCATTCCCATGGAAAGTGCGTCAAAGTCGTCGTCGCCGTCTTCGATGTCGCCTTCAGCTTCGAAACCCATTCCGCCGCCGACGTTACCAGCGCTCATGCCGCCAGTCATTTCGTCAAAAGGCATATCCGGTCCACGAGGAACTGGAGTGTTTTGATGGTTGTCGAGTTGGTCCATGTTTTCGAAAATATCGTCAAAGTTCAAGTTGTCAGTAGACAAAAGCTCAGAGATACTTCCGGCAGACTCCAATGCAGGAGCAGCTTTAATGCCAGCCGGAGCGGCGTCATCAGTTGCAGGAGCGGCGGATTGGGAAACCGAGCCGGACATGCCTGATGGGTCTGTGTTCAGTTCTTCGAAACGAATCTCTTCAGCAACGCTGGAGAGTGAATCTTGAGATGCTTCGAGTCTATCCCACAATTCGCGGGATACTTCTAGTACTAATGTATGCAGCTTCTCAGTTGCCCTCTTCGACGCCGCTTCGTTTACGACAAATAGCTTACCGCTTTTGCTGTCGAACGAGTAGCCTTCGAAGATGGTGTCCAAGACTTCTGTCATCATCTTGTTGTATCGGGACATGTTTAATTTCCTCTTTGTCGTAAACGTAAACGCCGGAATACCGTGTTTTTATTTAATAAGGGACGGGCGTAACCATGACCGAATGCCATGATTTTGGTAATTTTTTTATTTGCTAACGAAGATTGACTACAATTTCATTCCATTATGTAAATTTTAATGGATTAGAAACCGAGTCCCCCGCCACCGAGACCTCCTCCGCCGAGACCTCCATCTGCATCAGGAGGCGTTACGTACACCTTCTGAATCATCTTCATTCTCTTAGAATTTTCAACACGGCGGGACATGTGTGACTTACGCACTTTCTGTAGCATTGCAAGCGTTATAGTATGTCCGCCATTGTTGATAAAGTCTTCGTGACCAGTAACGTCCGCTCCAACTGGGAACAGGTCGTCATCTGGTGTTTCTGGGCGTCCGAAGTCATCTGATGCTTCCGGCGCAGCCTTAAGGTCGGCACCTGTAATCGGTGCTTCTGTTATCATCTTAGTGAAGTTCACTCTAGCTTCCTCTCCGAATCCACCGGCACCACCTGCGGCACCAGACATGGCCATACCGCCACCGGCAGCATCCGCTCCAGTTCCACCAATGTCGCCGCCCATGTCGCCGCCCATGTCGCCGAAGTTTGAACCACCCGGTCCAAGACCCAACGAATCGCCACCCATCGGAGGCATACCACCCATACCACCCATACCATCGCTGCCGAGTTCTGCAAAGGCTTCTGCATCCTTCGGATCAAAGCGCTCTTCCAGAATCATTCGTTCGTTTCGAGCGATTTCATCTGGTGTCCAGTTCATATACTTCTGGAGTGCGAAGCGTCGGCTAATGTAAGGCTCATCTTTTACCGAGGACCATACTGCGATGCTGTCTTGGTCTCTGGCGTTGTTCTTATAATCCTCATAGTTCGTAGGATCATTGAAGTTCATATCAAAGTCGGAGCCCAATATATTCACATCACGGATTTTACAGTACATCTTGAATTCGAAATCAAATGGATCATCGAGATTCTTCTGAATTCGGGCACATCGTTCGGAGAAATTGATCTCTTCCTGATACGCAGCACCCGAGCGACCGTCTTGGAATACGGACCCACCTTCTTCAGGCCCAAGCAACCACGAGTGGGGTACCTGCAATGCACGCATCATCTTCTTGGTGAAGTACTGAAGGTCCGGCAATTCATTCCATGGCTGACCTTCGAGGGTTTCAACCTTGGAGCCGCGCTGGTCGAACGATACTGGGATGTATATGTCTTCCAACTGGGAAATAGGGTTATAGACGGAATCCACACCACGGCTGTCATTACCAGTAATTTGCGGAACACGCTTTTGGTTCAGTTCGTTTTTGAAATTGTTTACCACCCACGAGGAGCGGTCGGGACGCATCTTACCGGTATCGATATACCATACGGTACGCGAGGGTGCACGTTGCACACGGTGAATCAATGCGGCGTCTTCAAGAAGCTCGCGCTGCTTGAATGTCTTACTGGCATCGTCAAGGACGGACTCACCAAAAGGCCAACGGTTGTTATACCGGTCTGAGGGATCGTCGTCACCGGTCGCTCCTGAAAATTTACCTTCAGATAGCGTCAAGTGCATAATATGTGTTGCCGGAATAACCTTGGTATTGCGCATACCCGAGGATAGGCTCAAACTCTTGATGGAATCTTGGAGTCCACGGTTGTCAACGGCCAATTCGATGTTATCGACATTGAATTTGAAGTTTCGAACGATCCACGCAACAACTTCGACGGTTTCGTGATCGACGAGTGCACCGAGTACGAAACGGGGATGTAGTGAAAATAGTTCGAAGGTATCGGGGTTTCTGAAATAGAACCAGTCGCCATACTTCATTACATCACGGATGTGCCGCCATAAGCGATTATCCCATGCGTTGATTCGGCTCCACTGTGACATGTTCTCCATAATCAGAGCAGATTCTTCTTCCGTCGGGTCCAGCGACCATTTAAAATTCCAGAAGTGATTTTCATCATTCTTTGGTGTACAATGTTCGGCTGTGATGTCCAGTGCGCGGGCTACGTCCGAGTCTTGGTCCATCCAATCATACAGCTTGTATCGCTCCATCCTGTCGTACCGACCACGATATACTTGTTGAAGCATATTGAAGTTATCGGTACCGCCCGACCACGAGTTATCACCCCCATGCGTATGAAGAGTGAGCTTCCGTTTGCGACGGTTTTTGCTCAAGTCGGGAGTTGCTGTTGTGGACCAAGCCATATTTTATGTGCCTAAACGGTTAGTTGACCGTGTTATTTATCCAATATAGTGCTATAATGTCAACGGGTCTACTTATCACTCGTTTGCACCTGCCAATAATGGAGAGAATGCATTGGTAGGGGTGTTCCTACCGTACCGTGTTTTTGGCCTACTAATGGTGCCAGTCTGCGTCCCGGTACTCTGCCCGATATTACTAAGCATATCCAGACGTGTCTGATTTCCTTGATGTAGTAAGTTCACCATCATAGCTAAATGCGATGTTTGCATAACCAACTGTGTGTAAAGCGCATTCGGACTTGGTGCTGCTCCAGCCGATGAGGTTTTTACTCCCGCTGGCGCTACCGTGGCTTTATCACCAGCAGTCGGTGCTATTCCCTTCTGATCTGATGTGGGACTGCCCGCTACTCCGCCAGCCATGTTGATATCTCTGGCCAGCAGGCCAGCATCGATGCCGACAGACGCGGCAGTTCCAAGTCCGGGTACTGTAGAGGCTGCGCCAGAGGCGACTTCCAGACCGGCACCAACAAAATCTCCATCCATAAGTCTACTGATACCAAAACCAAGTCCAA